CTTGGCTACATCCTCGGACTCCATGCCAACAAGCATACCAAAGGAGTGCTCTATCACTTCTGGGGATTCATGAAGCAAATGGGTGTCACCCAAGATAAGTGGGGGAGTTACAAGATGACCGACCGTAGCAAGCTGGCGCTGCTCCGTTCCAAGATGTATGGGGTGAACACGCACCGGCTCACGGTCGAAGACTTCCCTGACTCGTTTCGTAACAATCGAGTTTACACCAAGCCCATCAACTTCCGATCCAATGCCAAGATCCAGAAGGCTTACGATGACATCGGTCTTACTCCCAAGATCATTGATGACTACATCAACAAGGGCACAGTAACCGACAGCGAGTATGTGCTGGTAAACCTGCTCCGTGCTCGGCAACTAGCAGAGAGTTACAAGGCAGTCGATCTGGCAGAGATGGCAGAGAATGCGATAGCTGCTGGCAAGAGCGTTGTCCTGTTTGTTAATTTTTCAGATACCGTGGACGCGCTCACTGCTCGCCTCCATTGTGGAAAGATTGACGGCTCACAAAAACCGCATGAAAGACAGTTCGTCATCGATGAGTTTCAACGTGATGAGTCACACTGTATCGTGTGCAACATCAGTGCTGGCGGCACCGGCATCTCGTTGCATGACACCCAAGGTATGCGTCCCCGTGTATCCTTCATCTGTCCTACGTTTAACAGCAAGGATTACCAGCAGGTGCTCGGTAGGATTCACCGCAACGGTGCTAAGTCAGACGCTATACAGCAGGTGCTAGTCGCAGCCAACTCTATCGAGGAGCATGTGATGAAGAGCATCATCCGTAAGATTGCTAACCACAGTGATCTTCACGAATAGAACCTAAAGGCTGGCCCCTTGCCTGATAAAAGGAGCAACCTAAAAACTAAAAACTAAAAACTAAAAACTAAAAACAACATAAGACAATGAGTGAATTACTGAACTACGAAAGACAATCCCACCAGCCCGAATGGTTTGAAGAGAATTGGGATCACTTCTATCACGCCGTGACCAGCGGGACATCCCCGTCGAACGAGTGGTATGAATTTAAAAACGAGGAGGATGCACTAGATTTTGCGTTGTCTTTTGAAAGCCAAAGCGTGATCGACCACTTTGAAGTAGCGGCTTATGACAGTAAGGATCGATGGTTCCACATCGAAGACATCGCTGTCATGGCTGATGGCTGGGATCCTGCGATTGCAAAAAAAGACGCTAGGCCAGCCGCCTTTGCGGACCTTGCTGAAGCAGAGTCCCCCTTCTAACCCTGAACCAACAAAACGAAAAAAAATAACACAATGGCTAAACGCAAAAAACAAAAACAACATTGGACCCCGCTCTACCGAACCGAACTCAACAGGATGAGTCCTGAGCAGGAGAGGGATTGGATCAGCAAGTTGGTCACTGAGTTTAGTGTCCCCAAAGAAATAGCTCTGGTTGAGTTACGGCGCAACGCTACCTTGGAGGTGTGGAAGAACGACATCTACACGGTGCTCGTTGACCGTAACAACGAAGAGTATAATGGCTGGGTCCACATCTCCTTTCGGAGAAACGACCGTGAACCTGTGACGGACTGGCGGCACAAGCAACTCATCAAGAACCAACTTGTTGGTGAAGAGTGCGAGGCCGCTGAACTGTTTCCTGCTGAGTCCAGATTGGTGGACACCGCCAATCAGTTCCACCTGTGGTGCTGGCCTGAGAAGGACCACCGTTTCCCCTTCGGCTGGGGTGCGCGTGTAGTAACGGAAGATGGCATCGAAGGACACACCACTCAACGTAAACCAGAAAAATGATAATCGACGTAAGGAAATACATGCCAGCCATGAGGCGCACTTGCGCTGAGATGGTTTTGAAAAACGGACTTAAGCAGCTTGAGAGAACGAGGATGTCATCGTACGACCACCAGCGGTACCTCTCAGAGGATACACTCATCGCGGAGATGCAACACGCTGTAGAAATATTGAGAAAAGAATCGACGACCCGCATCGGGCCTGTCACAAAGCGAAACCACAAACAAAAAAACAAATGAGTAAACCAACAATATACAAAATAGAAGCCTACGTTTCCCCAGCTCCACATCTCTTTGGGAACGATCCCGAGGTGGTAGCAGGACAAATAGTAGATGATGTGCATGAATCTCTCATGTACATCGACACAATACAGACTGTCGCAGAAATGCCTACCATCGAGGAGTGTGAGGTAGTTCCGAAAGCGGAGATTGATATGCACCGCAGACTCCACGATGAAGCCATTAACGCCTAACCACTGAGTGACGCAGTAAAATGAATAAAGAAATAATTAAATTAGGTAAGGACAACTCTATTACCGTGACTGCCATGCGCGATGAGAGCGCACGTTGCCGCTGGTCAATATGCGTGTTCACTTCATCTGGATCAGTCCGATCCATGCACATGCACGACAGTGAAGCATACGGCAGATTCATTCTGTCCGCTGTAGCCCTCGCTGGAATTGATAAGCAGGATCTTAAAAACGTATCACTCTTAGTGAACGCAGTGAGCAGGGTAACGCTGAACTCATTGTATGAGATCAGTGGTGTCCATGAAAAAACTGAAGCTATCTGTGGAAACGATGAGCATCAATAAGACTATGGCGAAACGGCACACTTCTGAGTTAAGTAAGTTAGAACAATACATTTTAAAGAATGTAGCTTCTCGGAAGTGGAACAAGGAACAGCTCCATGCTGAGTTAGGCAAGGTCTACTGCTTAGGCATGAAACATTCCCAGCAGATCATCGCCATGATAACGGCAGCAGAACAAGCCACTACGTTTGAAGTAGAAACGAATCCTGACGCTTAGTCATCTATCTTGCTGAACCTAGTCCGTGTCTTCACGGCTTCAGCAAAGTCTCTAAGTCTCTCAGCCATCTTCGGCTCTTCTTCTGCTTCGGCCATCATGATAGCAACCTTGTTCGCGGATAGAACAGGACGCTCCATGTAGCCTTGCAGAAGAAGGGCCGCTCTGCGTTTACCGATCTTCGGTCCTCCACCCTTGCCACCAGATGCGATCCGATAGATCTCACCCTTGGTGAGTCCCATCTTCTCGTAAGCCTTAAACTTAGAAATCATATCTGCGTTAAGCTTCTCCAGTCTGGTGTATACACTGTCGTATATATCGTTCACCTCTTCAGTTGAGATTGAGTTCTCCTTTCTGTAGAGCGGCTTGAACTCTTCCCTGATCTGTGACCTTGCTTGCTCTGCCTTGAAGATGAATTGCTTCAGGGCTGTGTCAGGGTTCACAGGTCGTGTTCTTACCGGCGCGAACTCCTGAACGATGATACCTAAAGGGCTGTATTCAAATTCGGTATAGTCACCATCAGAATTCTGGTGTGCCAAGATAGCTTTCTGAAGTGTCCTTGGACTGAATGCGTTATCCGCAATAAAACCAAGTCTCTTTACAGCCTTGGCTAATCCGGTGTCCACACCCTCAACAAAGATTCTCTCTCCTGTTGTTTCGTTCACACCACTCTTAGCCTGAAGTATAGCTGACGAGAAGATCTGATCATCTAGGTATTGATCGAAGATGAACGAATTAAACAACGCTTCAAAAGCACTCTCTGGATTTGCGTCTGGATTGAGTATCTCTCCAGCCGTGGCGGTCATTGATTCCGTCACTGGTGAGAACGGGTTGAGGTATGTCAGGCTCAGTGTTCTCAGCTTACCGTCTGGTGTCCTGAAGTAGATTGGGTTTTGATACCGCGCCCACCTCGGACCAGCCGCCTTGATCGCTTCGTCTTCATCATCACTGACTCCGAAGATAAAGCGCATCAACACAGGCAACGCAGTTGATAACCCACCGATAGTGAACCCGAACCCGCGCAGTCTTTGGAAACCTCGTTTTTTAAGAATTGGGTTTTCGCTATTGATCTCCTCGAAAGCAACCTTGGGTGTGTTATACATCACCTTGATCACATCAGCTTTGAACCTTACGAACGGAGCGAAGAGTGCTCCGACAGGCGATCTCTGAAATGCCTTCACGATTGGTGGAGCTTCTGAGTATGCCTGTGTCGTGCGAAGGACTTTGCGAGCAGCCTCTTTCTTAAGTTGCTGTTCATCCATCCTCCCCAGTTCAGATTCTGCATCGGTCTCCGCAGCCTGTGCTTCTCTAAGAACACGTAGCTCATTCTCAAACATGGCTATCTTGAAGAACGAATCCATAGCTGCCGCTAATCGTGGTGCCCTATCAAGTCCGACTTTCTCCACACCTTTCTTAAGTGCGCTTTGTGTTCCGGTGATAAGCTTGTTGAACTCACCAACAACATCATCAAGCGTGGCTTCACCAGACATGAGTTGCTGCATGGTCTTAGTTCTACTCTCGTCACCGACGATTCGTAGCGCACGTAACTCGGCTATGTAATTATCGAGTTTAGCTTTGTCTCCTGACCAAGCTCTCCGTAGTTCACCCTGCACCAGTGCGTCACCACCACCGAAAATATTTGTCAAATAGTTCTTGTTAGCTTTCAGACCTCCAACAAAACCTAACTGCATCGGGCCGAAGAACAGGGAGTTGCTCAATCCGTTACGTAGGTAGAAGCCAATAGATCCAAGAGTCTTGCTGGCCATCGATAAACCAGTCAGGATCTGGAATCCTTTCAGGGACTTGGCTAAGATAGAGTCTGACTCACTGGCGTAGACGGTGCCGCTCTTCTTGAACGTAGCGGTAAATGCGTCTGCATAATCTCGGTTAGCATACAAACCGGAGAGCGGGTTGAAGTCCTTATCACTCTCACTGTTTATTATTTTCTGCCAACCAACGTAGCGTTCGGAATTCGTATCGTATTCTTCTTTACTCACCAGCCATCCTTTTTCTAAACCGGCCTTTGCGACTGAGTTAAGGAAGGCTTGGTTAGCAGCCATGTTAGCCACAGTCATGATGGATGAAAGCATCGCATCAGGCGTATCCTTATCCTTCCGCTCACCAAGAAGATCCCTCAGAACCTTGGGCACATTCTTCTTAGCCTTGAGGGTCTTTATCATAGACCTCACCGACTCATCGATTGCGAGAGCGTCAGCACTTGGCTTCTTCTCATAAGAAGAAATGAATGCCTCTAACGCTCTGTCACCAAGTCTTTTCTTTTTGATCTCATCGTCAATGATCTGGTCTGCTTCTGTAGGTGTCTTGCCGTCGATGACCATCAGGTCATTCTTTCTCCCCTGCCTATATGTTTCTGTAAAGAACTTGATAGCAGCATCTCTCCTGTCTTGATACCTCTCATCTTTCCTGACGGCATCAGCATAGCCAACGTCCAAGAACATATCGTATGTCCTTGTCAGGTAGATCCCAAAGTTATCGTCAATCTTAACTTTGTATTTACCAGACTCGTTATGGATCTCTTGCAGTTTAGCAGACAACCTGTCTAGCAAACCACGCAGCCCTTTCCCGTCTTCAGTCCCTATCACATTGTAAAGCTCCTGTGATTTAGCAGCTATCTTTTGCAGGGCAGCATCCCGCTTTGCTCTGATAGCGACCCTTGATCTGTCAAGTGCAGCAGCCTCGGCAACATCCCTTGCAACTTCCGCTGCCTCAACATCAGAGTCTAGCTGTCTCTTAATAGCAGCAGGTGAAGCGGACTTAGCCAGCGTGCTGCGGTGTGATTGCGTCCAAGCTGCAACCATGTCCGCATTGTAGTCGTCGTCTATCTTCTTTTGATCTAAATCAGATATGGTAGCCCCTGCTGTAGATCCGCTTGCAATCTGTATCAGGCTCAAACCATCCTCGGTTGGGACACCATCGGGATACACCTGCTTTATCAAACGCTTCAGCTTACCGTGAACAATACCAAGTTCTTGCGACATGGCATCTGACAAAGCATTACGGTGCTTCATCCAGTGATGGATCTCAGGCTGCAACAAGCCCACCGTATGTGTCTTTATAAACTTCCTGATATTCCCCATGAAACCTTTGTCGAAGACTTCAAGGTCTGACACTTCAAGTAGCGGCATGTCAAACTGCTCTATGAAATCGCCGTAGTTGAAATCAAAGGCATCAAACTCGGAGTCTCCAGAACGCCTCTTGGTTCCAAACCCTGCGTAAAGGATACCGCCGTCATCAAGAACGGTGTCCTTCTTAAGATTAAATGTTGGAGCAAACAGTTCCAGAAGAGCTGCGTTGTCTGGGGTAGGGTTGGCTGTGCCTAGATCAAATTTGAATCTGTCACTTAAGGAAACAACTCTAGTTCCTCGGCCACGAACCACTGCCTCTGTGCCAACTGAGTCCAGCCAAACACCATACATCTTTTCCGCTATGTCTTTCTCCTCTTCAAACAACTTGCTGGCTTCGACATACTCAGGATTAGGAATCTCAACCTCTACTGCTTCGGGGTCTGTTGACTCTGAAGTTATGGTGGGTGACATCTTAGCCAACTCATCTTTGAGTCTGCTATACTCTTGCTGCCCCTTGATCAGTGAACCCTTATCTAGTTTTTGAATAGTTACTGTATGGGCTAGTTGCCTGAATGAATCTACGGTGACTCTCTCCTTTTGCTGCTCAAATATACTTGCCGCTCTACTGTCGTTGTCACCACCTCTAGCAATATTGCGAAGGTAATCCTGCTCTACCTCTTCAAACGAGATAACATCTGGCGGAAGCGTCAAAGGCTCATCTGGATTAACGTCTTTAGATTTATTTGGATCAGCCGCCTCTTCATCTTCAGTTGGGTTGACGCCTGTAGTTGTCCGCATGAACTGACTGACTGTCTCCTTCGGACTTGCGTTCGGGTCCATGACCGGAGCTGATCTATAACCCAGCTCAATGGAACGCAGAGTTACAAGCATACGCTTCACAGCAATGCGTTCGTCAGCAGACAATCCAGATGTCCCATCGTTGAACACCCTAATGAACTTATTGATAAACGTCTTTAAGTAGAAAGATATTGTTCCCAGCGTGCTTGGGTTGGACATAAAGAAAGCCTCGACCTCGGAACTACTCACCCCGAATCGTGCTTTCTCTACGTAATTAGCGAGCCGTTCTTGAACTAAAGTCTCTTTCTCTGCTGCGCTGATTTTGGAATCATCATTCTCTAATCGCGCCTTGGCTTGCTTCGCGGCCTCTGTCTCTTCGCCATAGTAGTTGTTAATGTCCTTTTCAAAGTCGGCGTTAGACGATTTATCGATGAGGTTGCCGATCATCGAACTGGTCAAAGCAGACTTGGCTGATTTGTGTCCGATCTCTTGCCGGATGAGTGTGGCTATAAGCTCGCGTCCTTGGAAATCAGATAGACCTTCATCCCGCACAGCAAAAGCTGCGTTCTTGGGATCAAAAACTAAAGTGTTTGTGTCACGGTTGAACGCCATGACCTTTCCATTAGGTAGCGCGGCTACTTCAAAGTTAAGCTCACGCGGTTTGCGAGAGACGACAAAGGCTCTGAGGTTATCGGCAGTCTGCCTAAGTTGAACTATATCTTCTGGGCTAAGACCTTTCTGCTCTTCAATAGAAGATACATCAGCTCCTGTAGTAGCTTGGAAGTTAGCAAAACTTAAGTTCTCTTCTTTGGTTCTGAAAGGAACAGCGTCTACAGCCTCTTGTCTTTGTCCTGCTGGAGTGATTGGTTCTGACTTCTCGTAGTTCTGTGCATTGAGAGTTTCAAAGAATGCTGTTTGGAAATCTTTATCGGTTGCTGACTCAGGCGCTGCAATCCTCAACATGATATTAGAGACATCTCTGATGGACATCCCTTCTTCTAAGGTTGGCAGCATACCTCTGAAGTCTAATTGGAATTGTGTGTTCGTCATCATGTTTGATGCGAACTCTTCTAAACTTCCCTCAAGAGGTGTCTTTAAAGAGGTGCGTTTTTCATTCTTAGCCTTATCTCTTACTTTAATTTTTATATTAGCAAGCTCTTGCCTTGCCTTCTCAGTTTTGCGGCGTGCAGGTTTGCTTAGTTCAGCGAGAAGCAATCCGTGAAATGCTTCGTGTATTGTGTTCTCAATCAACCCACGGCCATTCCAAGCAGCAAGGTCCATTGCTATTTGAATCTGATCGCCAATACGCCGCGCCCTACCAGCGTAAGCGCCACTTCCCCTGTAGAAGTGGAAGTCAAATTTTGAAATAGCTTCTTGCACAGCAGCGTCTGATGACAAAATCAGCGCAGCATTTCTTACAGACTCTGGGTAGTTAATGTTACCTTCACCATTTGCCACCCTATTAAAAGCGTTGTGGATTACTTTAGATGGTCTGGCAAACTCAGCTCCAGAAGTATTCGATGCTTCTAAACCAAAGCTAGTAGCTGTCGCAGTATTCCGATCAATAGCTATAGCCCTGTTCACAGCATTCTGGAATTCCGAGGCAGAGAAAAAGCTGCGTTCACCACTATGTTGTTTAATCAATTTGTGGACATTGTTTGCACGCTTTATCAGAGTCGCATCATCAACCTGCTCGTCATTCTCGACAGAGACGGCTCTGACTTCTCCCAGCATCCATCGCACATACTTTTCTGAGTCGAGAACCTCTTTGTGCATATCAAGGATATCCTCGTCTGTTACAGAATCAGCAAGGTTCTGTCTAAGAAACTCCAGCGTATCAGGTGAGTTGCCTTTCCATATATTCTTTACGATTGTAAATGGTCCAAGAGCATCACCATTTTGATCTCTAGTTCCACTAACTGTGCCGAATCGGAATCCACCCATGTCGAACAAACGGAATGCTCGTTGCAAAGTTTCAACCGCTGGGTCTTCCCTTATTACATTCCCTTCACGATCAAGCTCGACTCCAGTGTTACGTAGCTTTCTAAGAAACGCGATAGGCGCTGGGTTGTTTTCTTGGCTCGCTCGTTTTACATAAGAAGTTAGCTCACCCCACTTGTCAGAAACTGAGTGGCTTTTCCAAAACGAAGCTGGAACTTCCCTGAAGGGGCCAGCCTTAAGAAGTTGATTAAGTGCTTTTTCTAATTCTGGCCTTGTTGAGATAACAGATACTGCTGCATCCTGAACGCCAGACATTATGTTGTCTATGTGTTCTGTATCAAAGGGCATATGCCCCATTGAAGTTTGCGGACTAGAATCTCCTGTGAGGTCTACAAAGTCTTCGACTTCGCTAAGATCCACATTACCCTCACCAAACCCAGTCCTTGATTCTTTTTCAAGTCCTTGTCTACCCGCTTGTTGTTTGAGCAAGCGATCAGTTACTGCGCGACCAACTTCTTTGTAGTCAAAGAGCCGGTCTCTGTTATTAAGGTTATTTCTTTTGTAGATACTTTCTTGGAAGAAAGATCTGAAAACAGCTCTGTAGTTGTCTTTCTCCCCAGCCTTCTTAACAGGCTGATCGATCTTATTGTTGAGAATAAACTCTGCGAATTTACGCTTAGATTCAACGGTGACTTTTCCTTTATCTTTTCCTTTATCAGTATACTTTAAACCATCATACCCTTCTGCTTCAGCACTTCGATCAACATAAGACAAGAATGTGTTTATGGCTCTGTCTATTTGACCCTCCGCAATATTTCCTTCTTCATCGAAGAATTTATCCAGCGCCTTCCTAATTTGGAACAGCTTAACTTCGGTAGAATACTCAGCCAAAAGCTGAGAAGAAGCTTCCTGAAAGTTATCTTCAGTAAGCTCTGCTGCCCTTGTTCCTGCAAAGCCAGTTAAGAAAGAGCGTAGTTTATTAACCGCCTCTTTTGGATTCTGTGTGATCAAACCACTATTGCCACGGGCCTTTGCCTCGTTCTCAATAGCGTTACGTGCAAGCACATCAAATGACTCTTCCTTATTTCGTTCTGCATTAGCAACTGCAAGCCGGATAGCATCCGTAGCAAGCTCAGTTCTTGCAGCTTCATTAGCCGCTGCGAGTGCATCAGTTGCTTCATTGTAAGTATCTAGTTTTTCTTTAAGTCTTTTATCTGTCGCAGCGCGGGTCTCAACATCCCTTAAAACTACAGACTCAAGTTCAACTAGATACGCTTGCCTTTCTTCTCGGGCACGGAGCAGATCCTGATCATTTGTAGATTCGTCTACAGCCTTATCAAATATGGCTAATTGTTTGGCTGCATTTTCAAATACGGTGGTGTCTTGATCAGTCAGTTCAGAGACACTGAATGAACCTGTAGCATCCTCTGTTTCTATAACGGTATTAGCATTTGTAATAATGTCGTTAAGAGCACTGATCAGATTAACGACTGTAGTCTTGGCTCCTACGGCAAAGCCGTTGGGGTTGTCTAACTCAAAATCACTCTCCTTTATAAACTTACCCATCTCGGTGCGCTTTTCAAAGTCACGCCGATTGATTGCGCCTGTTATTTCTTTAGCAAGTTTTACACTATCAAGTTCCCCCCGCTCGTTTACCCCTATGATATCATATATTCTTCTGCGACCTCCTAGTCTTTCAAATCGGAAAGCAGGGTTCAGAACTCCACTAAAGTCTTCGGGGATATAAACATCTATGTTCCTCTCCATGAGGACTTTCATGGATATGGGATCGTTGTCAAAAACACCTTCTCCAAAAGAATCCACAAACGCAAGGGGCCTGTAGCTTGTTGTTCTCTCCGGCTGAACTTCGGCAACGTAACGCTCTACGCCACGCTTATCCATTTCTGGTCTCAAGGAACCCGTCCTTCTTACTTTTCTGGAAACAACATTCCCGAAACGGCCAGACCTTTCAAACTCCCAAGGACTGTATGCTGTTATCTTGTTTTGTGATCTTACAGATGCGCCATTAAACGGTTTAGAAACATTCAGCACTGGGTAAAGACTGTAGATACGTTCGGCAACAGAAGCCAAACCCCTATCGTAAAAGCCTTTACGTTTTGCTTCGGTGTCACGTTGAGTTTCCACCCCATACGTTGTCCCATTTTTATCAGAAAAAGAACCTGTCGGGAGCAACCCATAATTAACAATTCTCTCTAAGCCCTCTTTTTCTTTTTCGGTTACGTTCCCAGCCCAATTAGAACGCAAAGATGTGGAGGCAATCTCTGGGCCACGTTCTAAAAACGCGACGAAGTTTTCTAGTTTAGTGAAACCAGCACCAGCTCCCTTTGGATCAGAAGGAAGTTCGCCCACCTCATGGAATACACGATTACCATTCACTATGCTGGATGTAACGAACACACGATCTCCAGCGACATCGACAGGGATAATCGGGCGGCTGCCCTTTTTCACAACTACGTTCCCGTTCTTATCAAGATCTGCTTCAAACAATTCCCTGACCTTTTCTCTGGACCCTTTGTATACATATACGGGTTTGCCATCTTTCTTCGATTCCTCGATAGCTTTTTTAATAGCCTCTTTCCTGTTTGCTTTTTTCAGGGCTTTTAATCTCTTACCAAGAGCTTTCCCTCTTTCGATTTCAGCAACGGTGTCAGAGTAAACACCTGAGTCATTTAGTTTATTGATCTCCTTAATTCTGCTTTTGAATAAATCATTTACAGACAGCTCTTTTTTACGGCCAGCAGCTTCTCGATTTACTTCAAGCAGGACATTAAGTTCCTCGGTCAGTTCAGGTATAGTCGCCGTGGGCTTGTTGTCTTTGTCATAACCCTTAAATTTTTTGTTTTGTTTTCTGATAGCAGATACCAACTTAGAGTATTGCTCGGCGTCAGCATCTGTTTCTATTGGTTCAACAAGCTTCCTTTTCCCAATCGTTATTCCTTCTTGGGATAAAGCTTCATCACGTAAGACTACCTTGATGCTTGTGGTCCCTGTCAGACCCTTTGCAAAATTATCAGCGGCTGCTTTGTTTTTGAATGTTCCTACAAGTGTAGCACCGCCTCTTTTCGCTTCTTTGCCCTTTTGTGTTTCTGGATCAGGGATTATCTCATTGAAGTCATATACGTTATCTCGGGTTTCAAACGTCCCTACTTCCTCATCGACTGCTACTACTTTTACCTTTTCAGGTTCAAATTCTTCATTGTTAATAAAGACTGTATCTCCTTCTTTGGGTATCTTAACAGTGTCTGTTTCTTCTTCTGCTTCCTCTGCGGTTTCCTCAACTTGATAAACTTCGTAGCGCCTAAAACGAGTGTCCGCTTCAGGGGTAAATATAACTTCGGATTTATCCCGTGATTCTAATGTCGTCGCATCTACACTCGCTATAAACGCCTGTTCTTCATCAGTCAGTTCTTTGCCAGCATCAGATTTTTTTATGATCCTACCAAGTTCTGCTAACAGTTTATCTTGATCAGAGATTGGAACTCTATCGGCTAAAGCCCCCGATCTTTCTGCCTGTCTTATGAAGGATGTTAATGATGGAGTTACCCCGCTTTTAGGAAGCTGTGCGTCTCTCCTTATGAAAGAAACATTTTGAGATTTGTCAGCGGTTGTTACCGCTACAGAAGAAGTCTCTCCTGTCAAAACGCCAACATTACGAGGTCTTTCAAATGGACCTATTGTGCCATCAGTTTCACCACTAAACTGTGGGACGGTTGGAGAAAAGACATCGAAGTCCTGCTCACCAGTTTCAAGAGACACAATGATTGGACCTGAATCTTTTGAGGTGCCTATTGTTTCTGGAACAGGTATGAACTCTTCGTCAACAAGACCACGGCCAAAAGCTCCTTGTCCTTCTAAGCCCCTGACATAATTTATCTCCTGATAAATTGTTTGGTCAGACGCTTGACGGAAAGCCTCGATAACTTCGTCTGCTTGTTCGGATACATCTTCTGGGACAACTTCTGCCGCGAGGTCTTCTGCATCAGCGTCTTCTTGTGATAACCTTTGGTTTAAATCTTCAGTAGTATCTAAATCTGCACGGAGGATATCCCCGACTACAGTTGCTGTTATCTCACTGTTTGTCTCCCTAAGTCTAGTTGTTATATCCTCGATAAGCTGGTTCTCCAGTGCGCCAGCCTGAACCGTTTCTGCCATCCGGTCAGGGCGTAGCCTTCTCGCAGCAGCACCAATCGTTGGAGCAGCCGCACCAAGAATACCTCCAAGAGTTCCTGCATACAGCGAGTGTTTTGCGTGGTCAAAGAGTGGTGTGTCCTGTTCCAGTCCTGCGTCTGTTACGAACGTGTTTACAAACTCATCGAGTGCCTCCTCTGCAAACTCTTCTCCTCCAGCGCGTATAGCAGACTTGCCGAAGAAGTTATTACGCATCATTTCTTTACCAGACTTTTTAATAGCCTCGGAAAACACTGCATCGCTAACGCCGTCGATTGTTACGTTATCTGCATTTTGAACAACTCGTTCAACCACGGTCTTCATGTTGCGGTATGACATACCGCTAAGGAGTGCGTTCTCCATACCACCGCGACCGAAGTAAGAAAACGATCCGGTAATCAATCCTGTTCCCGTTCCGGCAACCATTGCGGTTCCCATTGCGCGGTCGTGTGCTTCTTGTTCTGTAGCGCCAGAAGCGAGCATTTGACTGTAAACAGTTCCGTAAGTGGCGCTGGCTGATCTGTTCGCGGCGGTAAGTCCGATTGCAGAGGTTGTTACATTCTTCAGGTTGACACGGTTGTATGCTTCAAGGGCGTCGAGAGCAGTCCTGCTGGTAGCGTTCTTGATCAAACCTTGAGCCGCTAGATTCTCAGCTAACTCTTCAGCTCCTTCTGTAGCTCCTCGTCTGAAAGCATTTGTGGTAAACGCTTTTAAGAGACCTTTCTTTGTCAGGCTATTATACAGAGGCGCTTTAGCTGCGGCTGCTTTTACTGCTAAAGCATTTCCACCAAATCGAGATAACAGTGCAGTCGCACCAATGTCTACAGTGACTTCAGGTATGAGCTTCGCAAGATCCTGTGCCATCCCCAGTTCACCACCAAAAAGCTCGGTCAGTTCTCTGCGTCTGTTGTTGTCTTCGGCAATGTTACGGAGGTGTGACTTAGCCCAGTCAGCATCGGCCAAAGCAAATACTGTAGAGAACGCTGATGTGAATGGTCGGAATATGTCTCTGCCCTTGAGGTAAAGATCTCCAATAAGAGGAGCGTCAAAGAAAGGCTCTTTGCCTTCTTCTTTAACGGCTGTGACAAACGATGTCAGGATTTGTGTGTCCGACATCTTAGACTCCCTACCGGCAACGACATGATCCAGCCACTCCTTGGACATATCAGAGTTGCTGAGTGTTTTATTTATGTTGGCAAAGTTGGCAGCAACAGCAGCGTCTCTGTCAGCTTTGATTGCCTTGACTGTAGCGGGGCTTAGATCCGTCCTTGCTTGCAGCGACCGCTCAAAGAGTTTGTCGTCTAGTTTTACAGAGAGCGGTATGAACGGAAGTCCGTATCCATCGTCCCTGATATTTTTACCGACTTCTTCGTCGCTCTCAAAAACCTTCAACGGTGCGCCCTTGACTGCTATTTCTTGTAGCGCGGTGCGGATATCGTCTGGAGCCTTATTGAATTTTTTAGCCATCGACATAACGATGCCATCAATATCGTCCGACATTGCCTTATCGATTGCTCGCTCTGTAGTCGTGCCGTCAGGCTTGGATCCTGAAAGTGCTCCTATCGCAGATTCAAAGACACCCCTGATTGGGAGGCCAATGTATTTTCGGAAGCCTTCTTCAAAATGGTCAAAGGTGCTGTAGTCCTCTTCTGCCATTCTTTTCCCAATCGCAGCTACCTGTATCTGGAGTTGCTTATCGTTCTGTATCTCAGATTCAATGAGGCTTTCTGCTTCATTGAGCTGGATCATTTTGTAACGAGGCACGGACATCCCCTCGGGGGTTTCAATCAGACCTGTGCTATTGATGCTCAGAGCATCCAGCATACTTACATCACCACCCCCTTTGTTCGACATACGCAGTGCTTCATGCAACGGCATAGTCTCAACTAAATCGTTAGCCTTAATAAAAGAGTTACCGTTAGTATCTGTGAAACGACCGAAGGCAATCTCACCTGCGTCTAGCTTGGCTTGCATCACATCATTTCGTGTGCGTGCTACAGACGCTAAAACACTTTCTTCTAAAGAAGCTAGTTCTTCGGGAGAAGCTGTGTCTTTTAATTGCAAATACTTTGCACCATTATGCCAGTCATCCTGCTCTAAGCCAGAATGAGCAACCATATCACGAACTTGTTGCTCCAGAGAAGGACGGTTGTAAGCGTCTATCTGCGCCTGAACTTCTGGTGCGTTCTCGTCACTAAGAAGATTCTTCTGAACTAGCGCGGCACCCAGCTCTTCCTGAATCTTGGTCTCAACCCCACTGTTAAAAGCTTTGCGCTTTACGTATTCCTCTCGCAAGTAGTCTCCATACCCAAGGTGTCTATCAACTTCGTTTTCAATATTCTTGTCAGCAGACCATTCGTCGTAACTAGAAACCTTGATTGGTTTTACTTCTTCGGGGTCGGACGGCAGTAGTGATGCGCTGCGTGCAAGGATATCCGATGGATTGAACTGTTCTTCTGACATAGCAGTAAGACTTGGGTATGTATTTTATTTAATTACTTTGTTGGAGCCGCACCCCAACTTCCGATGCTCTTAACATCTTTTTTCTTAGCAGACCCGTAAAGGTCCATCTGTCTTTGTAAACTTCTAAACTTTAGATTTGTAATGGCTTGCTTAAGGTCAGGAATAAACTGATCCATGTTAGCAGCACCTGCCACAAAAGTTTGGGTATCATCCGTATTCATACCCAGCGCGGTTGCAATCTGAATACCAATCTGCGCTGCTCGTTGTTTTGATTCTTCAGAATATTCTTTAGGTTGGCCTCCAACAAAGGGGCCAAGGTCATCATCCAATCCACCACTAGGTGCTGTTTTTTCAAGCTGGTCAATTTCTCTAAACAATGTGGAGTAAAATTGGTCTTGGGTTTCTAATCCTTTGATTTCAGATTCCCGTGCAGCCTGATCAGCAGATCTTTGCTGCTTACCTTGCACAGCTTCAGCAAACTCTTCAATGGTGCTATCTGGTCTTACGCCTTGCTGTGCCATTGCAAATCCTCTGGACTCTTCATTTGACTTAGCCTTGTTGACATCTTGGTAAGTTTTAAACAAACCAGTAAACTCAGTAGCATTAGGATACTGAGCTGCAACCCTTGCTTGCAGTCTACTTGCTTCGGCAGCTTTGTCGAAATTGTTTAGGTTAGGATTCTTGTCGATATCCATCAAGGCACCCAATACTTGTGGCATACGTTGTGCGATCTCACCCTGCTGTTTTGCTTTGGCAGCAGTGGCTTGCAAATCAAACATGGCTTTTCGCGCATTGATGTCTGCTGTCCGCATTGCCATACGCTGCGACTCTTGCTGCATACGCAACTTCTCCATGTCGATAGCCGCTTTGTCCTGCCGTGCCCTTGCAGAATCCAACATGTCCTGCATTTGTTGCAAGTCTTGCATAGCTGCTTGGCGTTCCCTCTGATTCATATCATCAGTAGGCAGCATACTTGCTATTGCTTCGGGTCCAAACATCTGACCGCGCATACCCCCAGCCATGTTTTGCGGCTGGAGAGCACCGTAGATTTCGTCAGGAGCGATAGGGTTGAAGGTAGCCATTACGAACTAGGCATTACGTTTTAAAGGACTGGTATGGGAGCGCCATACATTGGTTGAGGTGGCATTGTCATTTTGTACCCGACAATCGGTCTTACCATTCCAAATTGATTATTTGGATCTACAGGATTAAACAGAGGTTGCTGTGTGGTCCCTAAGCCTCCCATCATCCTAGCCATAGCTATTTGTCGCGCTAAATCGTCCCTTCTGGCTTGCGCTTGACGACCAGCAGCGGTGCTCACAGCACCTCCTCTGGAACCAACTTGGCGTCTGGCCCCTAGCTTGCCTATGCTCAAACCACCACCTTGCGTGTTCCTGTTAAAGAAGTTTTCGTAGGATTCACTAAACCCTTTATCAAGTAATCCTTTACCCCGTAGAAATGCTCTAATTTGAGACGGCTCAAGACCTAGCTCTTCGCCACGCTTGTAAGCGTCCACCATGAGTTTCTGTCTTGTCTCTGGATTTTGGAACGCACTTGATGGTGCATCACTGTAACTAAAGTCACCTTCTAGTCCTCTGGCGAATAGCTTGCGGGCCTCTAATCTTTCTGCGTCTGATTTTTCTTTATCGTCCGCTGCCTTAGCTGTCTCACTTGCCATCTGCTCCACATTTCTCCCAAAGCTGGCTAGTTGTTTTCCGATACTAGCCCCCCCTCTACCTAAAGCCTTTGCTCCTTCACGCGCCTCTTCTATATCTGCTTCAGCTTGCGCCTGTCGGCTTCTTGCCAAACTAGCTTTGAACCCTATTTCTGGATCAAAAATGCTTCTTCTTTCTTGAGAAGAAAGTTTTCCGTCTTTGTCAGCGTCGAAAAGCTCCATCAAAAATTCAGGGTTTTCTCTAGCTGTTTGAGCGAAAGCAGCTCTATCTTCAGGCCCGAAGAATTTATCAGCATCACTTGCTGTAGCGCCTTGTCTTCTTTTAATTATGTCTTCGTAAGTCGGATTATCAATTTTTGGATTGCCTGTTTTGCCTCTTCTTTTTGCTGATTCGGCCTCTATCGCCATAAGAGCATCCTTCTCTGCTTCTGCAAACTGTGGGTCTGCGGCTCGTCCTAACAAGAATCGTTCACCGAGTGATCCTGCAAACTTGCTAGGAGCGAATTCAGTTCCAACGCCTTCCAGACCACTGAATGTTTCTTGCAAAGCTCTTCTTCTGAAATCCAATCTGCTTTCGTCTTCTCGCATAGCGCGTTTCTGTGCTGCTTCACCTTCAGTCGTATTCAGTGGGTCAACCGCTTCAAAACCTTTTAGGTCTCCTTCTCCAATTTGAAATAACCCTTGAGCTGCTGCACTGAGAGCGGCACCCGGATCAAGTTGCGCTTTAAGGACTCTCCCAGCGACATTACCAGCAGTCCCAAGTGCGGTTGCTTCTTTAGTTACTTCATTAGTTTTAGGATCATATTCAACGTCACTAAATCCACCGCCGAATTTACCTACTTGTTCTTTCCTAAGCGCCTCTGCTTCTGGGCTGTCACCCATTGCACCAATACCCTCTGTCGCTATATCAAAAAGCTGTGCGCCAGCCGCGAAAGGACCAACCTTACTTACAACAGGTAAAGCTACTTTACCAAGAGGTGCAGCTACTTTACCCGCAGTCCTAAGAGTTCCTCTAGCAGTCGGTGCTCCTCTATTTAAAGCAGCGCGTGCTCGTCCAAGTCTCCCTTGATTCTTTGGTCCTTCTACGGGCCTGTCATCTAAAATACCCAGATTAACAGCTTTTGGAATTCTGCTACGTAATCCCGTGCCACCACCTGTTTGTGTTGATCTTGCTGCCTCGGCTGCTTTAGCAGCTTTCCTCTTAAGTTCTGCTTCCTGAAGCATTCGGCGTCTTACGCTTTCTTGTATGGCGGTCATGATGTAATTTTTTTAAAGGCCGACAGTGCCTTCGTATTGCTTAATCTGTGAGTTCGGGTTCCTACCAAGTCCTCGGTAAGAAGCCATCGGTGAAGTGCTTGGGGTTGTTGAGTCGCCTACAGCTCCGGTGTTCCGTCTAGGAAGCGGCTGTTTTCGCGCCTCCTCCATTGCTTTCTTTCTTTCAGCTTCACGTTTTTTTCTTTCACGCTCTTCCTCTTCCTCGTCTTTTTTCTTCTTCTTCTCCGCTTCTGGTAACGCATCTACGTTTGCTTTTGCAGAAGCAGAGCCATCTGCAAAACCTGAAATAATATTTAGGAACGGGTTTCCCGTGTCGTAATTACCTAAATCTTCGGGGAAAAGAGCCATCTCAATGATTGCTAAAATGCTTTAGCATATTATGATTTAAGGCTTTTCATGTCAATCAAGCAAAACGGCACCAGAGTTCTGCAAAGCTCTACCTAGATCCTTAATTGTCTTTGGGCGTTTATTATAATTCTTTGCACCCTGTTTAGGTGGGTCAACTGCTACCAGACCCAAACGCTGTCTAGCACAATCCAAGGCTAGAAACGCTGCGTCCGCAAGGTCTGGACTGCTGCCGAATCTAGCTTTGAACTCAGGCTTGGACTCAATTTTGACACGTAGCGTTCCACTTTTTACCATGTCGTAGTTTCGGCTGGTCATTTCACTGGCCAGATTTGCAGTGATTCCGAACACCTGCTGGGTCCGCATCAATTCTTTTCCGACGAACCACAGCTCAGATACTCGGTTCATATAGAGTTCCTCTCCAACTAACTGACTACTAGCACTTACCCTCTTGTCACTGGCTTTTCCCCCGAACCCGACACGCATGAATTTGTTCGACCACTCACCAGCAAGCACATCACAAAATGGGGCACCCGCTCCTGTGGCATCGACCGCTACGTTCTCTGCCAGAATTTTGTTTTTCTCACAGTGATCTTTAATCTGCCGGACAATCTGATATGTGCGCGGAACTGCTTTATTTGTAGCGTCATCGTTAAGGTGGATAGCCTTGTCGAACTCTATTACGTAATGTCCGTTTTTATTATACCCGACAGTAGCAGTGTATAAGATGGTCCGGTCACCCCCGTTTGTAAATGCAGGGTCAAGACCCGCGACCTTGGTGGTTGCTCCCTCCCACTCTACACGGTTCATAGCCCCACTCATGGTCAGCTCGTTCTCGGTGTATATGCCAGTGGTTTCATCAGAGTCAAAGAACACCGCACGAACCATTCGCATGTATCCCCGTGACTCCTCCCCCAGCAAAGCCCTGTCTTCATCAAGCTTTTGCTGTGTCGGTAGCCACGGATAAACAACCTCCCCCGCGAGGACATTGGGGCTACGCTCCCCATCGAGCCTTAAATACTGACCGTCCCACTTAGTTTTCCATTTGTCATCGACATTCGTGTCCACAGAGTCCCACCCATTTTTAGGTTCAGACCAAACCCCAAAAGCATCAAAGCGGCTGTTTGGGTTAGACATCCCGATCATTTGGAAGTGTGGGTTCTTAGAAAGGTTTGTCAGACCAGCGTTTACAATACTTTCAGAAATCTCTGAAAGCTCATCGCCAATCAAGATAACTCGTTTTTGTTTTATACCGATAAGCTTATTGGTCGCCTCTCGCGTCCTTGCTTTCTCGGCGGCTACCAGTGAAAGCCCTGCCCTCTCAATGAGTGTTCCACTTTCGTTTACGTAACTTGCGTTGCCTATTGAGTCTCTGATCTTAATTGGCGCTCCTTCAATAACCGTGAGAAGCGTCATTACAGAACCCCATATCCGTTTTCTCGCTTCCCGCAAAGTGGTGGATGTCATCAAAACAAGGGTGTCCTGTGGTTGCGATAACCAGTTGATAATGCCCCACGCAGCCATCGTGTGACTTTTCCCTGATGATGCAGAACCACCAATCGACAAATATTTATTTTTTATTGCCGCCCGTATCATTTTTTCAGCCCACGGATGCTTTACCATAAGCTTTTCTGGTAAGTCTGCGTTGTTCCAAAGCTCATCGCACACACGCCAGAAGTAAAACTCCTTTGCGCGTGGGGCATCGTGGTTTGCAAAACCATACAATAACCCTGTCAAGAGACTCGTTGGGGGTATCAACAAACCCCCAACATCCATCTTCTTGGTCTTTGGATCGATGCGTGGCTCCAGTATCGTCTTGAAGGACCGCTTCTTCTTCGCCATACTACTTAAGTAATTTAGTAAAAACTGTGTTGCCTGACAAACCCAAAGAGACCCTGCAAGAAAGAGCGTTAAAAATGTATAACGCCGACTGGAAAACCGTAGCTATTGCGAAAGAACTAGGGGTCCACTCAGGGACAGTCCGCAGGTGGTTTAAAAAACTAGGTATTCCACCACGGAAGAATGAAAAAAACATGGCTTACGAAAAGCCTGTAGAAGTTAGTCCCGAAGCTAACATTGAGTTTGATGCCGATGAACTAGCTAAAGACTTAGAGGACAACTTAGATAAGCGGACAAGAGAGGCTATTCTAAGTGCCAAGCATGACGCTCGCCTCGAAGAGGATCAAACGATCTTGGATATTGCGGAGAATCAAGCGACTCCTGCTGAACAGTATCAGCATTACATCGCGGCTCAAGGGATCAAACTCATGCGCGATAATATCAAAAACCTGCGTGGACCGAAGACGGTCAAAGATCTGGACCAACTAGATCAGATTATCAGGCGCAGTCTTGGCCTCGGTGCAAAATCAGGAGGCAACAGCAAAATGCAAATCGACATCTCAATCCTAAATAATTCTAAAGCAGATAAGGGTGGAGGCAGTGTGCAACCAATAATTGATATCGAACCTAATGATCAGCAACTTTGAGTCGGGAGGTTCTGGATACGATCCTTTAGATGATCCTTACGCTAACCGTCAGGTTGGTGTGAATTTGAATTTTGAAGATGATGACGGGGATGACGAATGCACAACCAAGTTAGTCCTTTTTGCAGAAATAAAAGAAGCTCTGCTTGGTATTGTTGAGCACCCAGTCAACCCAGCAATCGCGTGTTACTCGTCAAGTATGACGATCACACTTCTTAAAAAGAAGCACGGCCTTACCGAAGAGCAAGCCAACCTAGCTTTGCAAGAATTGATGCGGTGTAATCTTGGCCCAAATACACCATGCTTCCTCGACACAAGTATCATTGATGAATGACTTATTCCAGAATAGGGAAGTCGAACTAAACCCAAAGGTTCTTGTGCGTAAAGATAGCAGCACAAAGAACGATTTTACTTTTGTTGTTCAAGAACGAGTAGGGCGGTTCTATCGTGTTGTTCCAAACACAACAAGAGATGTTCTATACCTTAAGTCACTCAACAAAGGTTACGACTATTTCACACCCGCTGACGGAGACGGGCTAATAATTTCAGCGCACGTTCTTTGATTGTAGGAATCGACAACGGTTTGAAAGGTGGTCTCTGTGCTATATCTGAGCCAGACGGTAGAATTCTTGCCAAGTGCTCCATGCCTACAATGCACCGATCAAAGAAAACGGAGATCGATTCAGCAAAGATCAAAGCATGGCTGGCTTCGCTCAACTCAAGCTTCATCCTTGCTGTGGAAGAACCACTCGGGTTTGCAAAAAGTTCTCAAGCAGTCCGTTCAATGGCGCTGAGTTTTGGGAAGCTAATGGGGATGGCAGAGTGCTGTGGTTACAAGGTCAACAGGGTCTCCGTTCACAAGTGGCAAAAGCAAATGCTGGGGCATGTCGCTAAAGGCAAAAGTAAACAAGCAGCTTTACATACGGCCCAAACGCTTGCTCCAGAAGAGAATTGGTTGCGTAATAAAAGGTGCAAGACCCCAGATGATGGCATGATTGATGCGTTCCTGATTGCTCGTTACTGTTTGACTAAGCATGCAAAGATTTTGTAAAATGGGAACATGCAACCCCAACATGCAGACCGAGACCATGCTGAGTTCTCCCCGTCAGCACTTAAGTATTTAGCGACCTGTAGTGGGTATCACGGCAAGGATGGGACATCGTATGCCGCTGAAAAGGGGACTCGTATTCATGAGGCTTTAGAGGTGCGTGACCCGTCCGAACTCAGGGGTGCGGATGAAGTAGACATCTACCAGCAGATCGTAGAGGAAGAAGACGAGTTTCTCAAAATCGCAAAGGGGAGCGACGAAGTGGCTGAAGATCACATGGAGATACCGTTGGATATTCAACTCAACGATGGTGTTCTTACATGGGGGACTTGCGACCGTCTAACAATCTTTGATAACGGAACAGCAGTAATGGCTGATTACAAAACGGGGGTGTCAAAAATTGATTCACCCGAATGTAACTGGCAAGCTTGGGCATACACAATCGGTGCGTTCCAACGATTCCCAGATCTTACGCAGATTACGTTTGTGTTCTACGTTCCGCAGAGATCGGTTACCCTCCACCACACCTTTAAACGGAAGGACACTCTTGCCTTGCAAGCAGCAATCACTGGAGTGATTAAGTCTGCACAAATCTCACGACCAAAATGGAAGGATGGGACACCAGAAAGAAAAGCACTCAAGCCTACTGCCGTTTGTAGTTTCTGTCGCCACGAAGAAAAGTGCCCTGCGCTCGGTGGGTTAGCAAAGCAAGTTGCAGAACAGCTTGATGAAAACTTACCACAATTTGATGTGGGTAAAGTCGATGACCCCGTAGAGCTTGAAAAGATGTTTGCAGTCAGCGCAGTGTTGTCAAAGTGGGCAGACACGATTCGCAAGAAGGCGATTGAAGTCGCAAAGGAAGGGACTGAATACGACAAGTTCACCTTGCGATCTATGGGTTCGTCACGAAAGGTAGCCGACAATCAAGGACTCATTGAGTTAGCCAAACAACACGGAATAACTGAACAGGATATTCTCGCAGAAGCGTCACTGAGCGTCACAAAGATTTCTAAGATCGTAGCTAAAAAACAGGGCAAGGGGAAAAATGTGGAAGAATTCCTTGACGCTTGTGAGGATCAAGACATTATCACCCGCACTCCAGAGAGATGGACTCTTTCGGAGAAGTGAAAGTTACATAGTTACATAAATGAGCGAATCAGATATTATTACAGCAGAAGAAGCACCGGCAGAAATCACCCCTCTTGTCGGCGGGTTTGAACCCACAGCACAAGACATCGATATCCCTAGACTGAATGTAGTCCAAGCGGTATCCCAGATCGAGGCACCCCACGGGAGCATCGTTCTCGACAAGAGACACGTATTAACTGAATTAGAGCAGCCAATCACTGCTATACCAGTTGCAGAGGTGAAAGGTTTCCGTGAGGACAAACCTTATGGAGTAGGTGAGATGGCGCGTTCCGTTTACACAGAGGAAGATCTTGCGCTTTTGAAAGCGGATACAGAATATCCGCTGATTGAGTTTGCTAACGTCACCATCATGTTTCCCGAGCCGAAAGATGCAAAAGGAGGCGGGGCCTTCCCATTCAAGATTGGTAAAACAAAGTATGCGATTGGCACCATGAATGTAGCAAAGGTCGCTTACAAAAATACCTACAAGCGCCTTGTTACCCACATGAGCACAAGGGTTGATGAGCCATACTACGGCGTTTACTGGGATCTTACCCCTTTGAAGATTGAAGGGAAGGTCACTTACTATGCACCAAGTCTCACCGTGCAAGATACGGAAGACACCGTGCCCAAGGATGTAGTCAAGTTTATCGAACGCTTTCGGAAGGGCTAAACACACCGATGGCTAAGAAGAAACGCAAGAAGGAGTTTGAGGCTGGTGGCGTGGTTGCTGAACCCGACCCGCGTGTTGAGCTAATTAAAGAAGAAATTCACAAATTAGCTTTAGCAATCAACGAGCTTGAGACACAGATCGAAACGGCAGAAACCGCAAAGATCAATCTTGTGGTGCTGAAGGAGACGTTTGAGCTTGGACTCAAGCACACCCCCGAGCAGACTCAGTATAGTTTTGCTGAACCTGCTGTGGTGGATGAGACGGATCCTCTCAATCAACCGTTCGTTAAGTTCGAGGAGTGAAACTTTGGGTGTGTGGGGGGTCTTTCATTTAAATCCCACACACCCGCTACCTAGCCCCACTCCCGATCCGTGATAGGCGGGAGTGGGGTTTTTTGTGCCCGTGGATATTTACGCATTAGACTTTGAGACATACTACGACAAGACCTGCTCGATAAAGAACCTTGGATCTTTAGGTTATTTTTCACACCCAGACTTTGAAGCCTACATGGTTTCAGTAGTGGGGACAGATGGGACAAAGTTTGTCGGGCATCCTGATTTCTTTCAATGGGATCTGCTTAACGGTAATATTGTCCTTTCACATAACGCATCTTTCGATGAGACCCTATATCTATATGGAGTTAAGCAAGAGTGGTGGCCGGAGGTCACGCCGCACGCATGGTATTGCACAGCGGATATGGCAGCGTATTGCAGGTTGCCTCGCTCACTTAAAGGGGCGGCAGAAGAATCGCTAGGCGAGCCAGTTGTCAAAACCACCCGTGACCGTATGTCCGGTAAGCGGTGGGAAAAGATGAAGCCTGAACTTCAAAAGGAGGTTCTGGATTACGCCCTGAAGGATTCGGAACTTTGTCTGAAGCTCTGGCTCAAACACAGTAGACAGTGGCCAGAAATAGAACGGGAGATCAGCAAGTTGAACAGGGAGATCGTTCAGACAGGAGTGCCTATCGATATTGAACTAGTGAAGGCGCAGTTGGAGGTCATCCAAGAGGAGTTGTTTCGAGTCGAGAAATCAATCCCTTGGAATGGAGACAGACCGCTTTTGAGTCGGGCAGCCTTCAACGACGCATGTAGGGAAGTTGGGCTGGAGCCGCCAGCTAGTCTGGCTGCAACAAACGAAGAGTCTCAAAAGTGGATTGATGATAATTCTAAGGAGCACCCGTGGGTATCCGCAGTGAAAAACTGGCGGCGAGTCAATGCGCTTAAAAAGAAAATACAATCTTTTGATTACGCAACGATGCCCGATAAAAGATTCTACGGAGGCATCATGTATTTCGGAGCACATACTGGACGCTTCAGTGGATCGGGTGGGAACTTAAACCTACAGAACCTTCCCCGTAGTGAGATGTTTGGTGTAAACTTGCGGCATTTGATCGCAGCGCCAGAAGGGGAAAAGTTAGTCGTAGTAGACCTAAGCCAGATTGAAGTTCGCACCTTGTGCTGGCTGGCGGGAGATATTGGAATGCTGGAGGAGATTGCCAACGTAGATGACATCTACGAAGCATTCGCAATTCGCTTCAATGTATGGGACCACGACCGTGGGGTGTTAAAAGAAAAAGATCCTGCTCTCAGGCACAAGGTGAAACAGATGGTTCTTGGGTGTGGTTATGGTGCTGGGAAAAAACGATTCAAAGAAATGAGCGGGATGACGGCAAAAGAAGCAGATGTATCCGTAGATGTTTATCGGAAATCTATGCCCAGTGTCACTAAGTTGTGGGCTAAATATAGCTCGGACATTGCGACAGCATGTTCAATGAAAGAATCATTCACAGTAGATCTTCCCAGTGGACGGACACTGGACTACGGGCGCATCAAAGCGGAAGAAGCAAGCATGGTGGCCATGATGCCAAGAAATGGAAAAAAGATTCCCATCAAACTGTGGGGAGGGCTGGTCGCGGAAAATGCTTCACAAGCTTTAGCGAGAGATATATTTAGTGACATGATGCTGCGTGTTGCCGCAGCGGGACATAGAATAGTATTCCATGTTCATGATGAGTTGGTTGTCCAAGCTAACGAAAATGATGCTGAAGAAGTTTACAAAGATATTGTTCAGATGATGAGCAAGCCACCTGAGTGGATCGATCTCCCTCTGGAAGCAGAAGGATCCATAATACAAAGATATGAAAAATGATTAGCTACAGATACATAAAGAACTTAAGAGACAATGCAGCACACAAGACCCATGACGTATCTGTAATACAAAAAGTAAAACCCAAGTTTGCAAACAAAGCAGACTTCAGGACATGGTGCGCTGCCAAGACAACCGATCATGTTTTCTACAGCCTTGTTGAAGGTGATGCCCCAGCAGAAAGAATATCTGGGCACAATCCACCCAATATTATCTACGGTGTGGTGGCTGACTATGATGCACCTGTTAAGTGGGCAAGCGTGGATGCGGATATCGCAATGTCTTGCGGGGCGCTCCTCCCAACTTGGCGGTCTAAAACACAATCAGGATACATTCGCCTTGTCTGGGAATTTGAAGAAGGGATACCTATATCCCCGCAGTTGTTTGATGCCTTCATGGGTAACATGAAGCAAACACTAAAACTTCAAAAGGTCTTAGCTGGGTTTGACAGTAGTTCTTTAAAGGCAGCTCAGTATTTTGAGCTTGGTGAGGACTGGGTGAAGATGTCTAAACCGTTAGATTCCTCTGTCCCACAAACAGCATTATTGAAAGCGGCGTCGAGCAAGGCACCACAAACCACAGACACATCCATCCCGATTGAAGTCATAGCGGCTGAAGTCGAGAACAGGTTTCCGAATAGGTGGATGGGAGAATTTGAGGTTGGTATGAGAGGACCGTTGTTCTGGATTGACGACGGCATCGACAGGGAAGGTTGTCAGGTATCTGAAGACGGTATGATCTGTTATTCAGACAGAGCAGGGAAAGGGTTTTTGAGCTGGAGAGAAATATTTGGGCAAAGTTTTGTTGAGGACTATGAACAGCAGAAGATGGGCAACCTGCTTGATGAGTATTGGTTCAACGGGAAGACGTTCTTTAAACTGCTACAGAACACGGCAGTTCAAATCCCACGCGAACAACTAATCCTTGAGCTGCGCCAGTTCGGATTCTCAACCAGACTTAAGAAAGGACAGACTCTTTCGGAGGTAGAAGCCGCTATGCTGGTTATTAGTAATCAGAACAGGATAACTGAGATAGCCCCAGTGATATTCTCAAATGACAGAATAGTTGAGTGCAACGGTAACAGGATTCTCAATACCTCAACTATCGAGCCTGTTGCACCTGCCTCGGATGGCGACCCAAAAAACTGGCCGTTCCTCCACCAATGGCTTCACCAGTTGTTTGAGAACTCTACACCCCAACCAACCATTGACTATTTCTTTGCTTGGCTGAAGCGGTTCTACATAGCGGTAATCGATAAGCACCCTTATCAAGGACAGGCATTGATCCTTGTTGGGCCAACGGGGCGGGGTAAATCGCTTCTCTCCAACAGAGTGATATCTGGTTTGGTCGGTGGTTTCTCGGACGCTTCGGATTACCTGTCAGGGCACACTAAATTTAACAAAGACCTCGGGCGTGTGGCAGCGTGGGTCATTGATGACACGACAAGTGCCAGTTCATTTCAGGATCAAAGAAAGGCAACGGAGCTAATTAAGAGGGCCGTAGCCAACCCGAGGATCGAATACATGGCTAAATATGCGGACTCAATATCAATTCCGTGGTCTGGGCGCGTTATCTTATCCCTAAACATGGACGCAAACAGCCTTTCAGTCATCCCTTCTCTGGATAGCAGTAACAGGGATAAGCTTATGGCAATACGAGTCAGGGACGGTTCGACCAGCGATTTCCCACCTAATGTGACTTTGGAAAAAACAATTAAAGAAGAACTGCCCCATCTCGGTAAGTGGTTGCTAGACTGGAACCCCCCGCAAGAAGTAGAAGATTTCGGGCGGTTTGGGGTCGTTAGTTTTATAGACGAATCTGTGGCGTCTGCGGCATACGACAACTCAAGCAGGTCGGCGGTCGCTGAACTGGTGGAGATATTCTCTAAAAGGTGTAGGGACATTGACCCACACAAGGTTACATGGGAGGGCACGCTTACAGAGTTTCAGGTAACCTTGCATGATATGAACAACGGAAGAAGCGTCGGCATGAGCAACAACCTTGAGTTTGTCAGAAGGGGAATGTCCACGTTAGAAGAAGCCGGAAAAGCGAACGTGCGGATACGGCCAATAGCATCACAAGGAAAGGGTGGCGGTAAGGTGTGGAGTATCAATGTCGAGGAAAGATTTGACATTTACAAATCTTCTCCCTAATTTTAAGCATGAGTGTTGAGCAAGACACTACTGAAACCTTCTTGGAAGAAGAAGACATCGGCGTTGTGGAGTCCCGAATAATTTTTGCTAGAGAAGATTATTCGATGCTCACAAAAAAGATTGAATACTACACCGAAGAAAGAAGCAAACTTGAGTCCTCTTTAAGGAAACTCAAGGCTGTCCATGCTAGGCTGAAAAGCTGGCAGGTGGACGAAGATTGCTAATCTCCGTGTGGTATCCATCTACTTTGTAAGTGAAGCCATAGTCATCAGGATCTCCACAGAACTTATAATCTGCATCCCGCAGAAGAGTTCTCGTTCCAATCCAACCTAGCATCCAGACTTTAGAGTAGTCTTTAAGGACGCGGACAAAATAGTAATAACCAGCCTGTGGCTTCTTGAGCTTGGGGCAGTTTACACTAGCTGTGTAGTGGGGCAGGGGTTTGCTAGTGCAAGTCTTCGACTTAACATCTATCGTCTTTTTACCAATCACATAGTCATGTGTGAAGGATTTGTCCCCTACGTAAACTGAGTTTGTAAAAAGTAACTCAAAGGCAATCTCCCCAAGAAACCCAACCATTCTTCCTTGGCCTCCAGTAAATGAGTTTCTTTGAATTCCAAGCTTTTGGCTACGTTCAAAAGCTAACTTTATGTCAGCCGATGTTGGTGTGAATGCAATATACTTGCTACTCCGCTCTCTTTTGAACTGGGCGGGTAGCTTTCTAGGCATCACCACAGTTTTTTACACGCCCAATATCTGGCTGAAAGCTTGTCTTTCGCCGTGGCGCAGTTGTGTCGAGCACGGAAGTTAGCTCGGCGTTTAGGATCTTTGTGCTGTGTAAAGTCTGAGTAATCTCTGTGACCGTAAGAGACTTTTTTTACTTTGTCCCCTTGTTTTGCCAACACAACAAACTTCTTCTTACTCCCTTTTGGAGCACGCTTAGGCTTGTTGAAGCCCGGAAAAGTTTCCCCGTGATAACTAATCCTGCCCGAAGGTAGTCTTTTGAATCTTTTAGTAGCCACTTTCTTTCATTCTACTTTCAACACTCTCAGTAAAAGATTTTCTTTTAGCAGATTTTTTCTTAGGTGCAGAATGCCCGTAACCTTTTTTCTTTAGAGCTAAGTGTTTTTCGTAAGTGTCCGCTTTGACACCTTTACCCGTTTTCGGGTCAAACATCATGTGGGGTTTAAAGTCTTCTTTTTTCACTGTAGTTATTTTTTCTTGGTTTTTTTTCGTCTACGGTTTGTAGCACTAAGGAAAGCTCGTTTTTCTGCTTCCGTGTATTTTGCTCGCCCTTTGCCCGACCTCATTGCTTTACGCTTCCGCGCTGTGCCAGCCGCATATTGAGATGCAGAAAGTTTTTTTATGGCCGCTTCTGGAAGATACCGCTCCCCAGTCTCGGAGGACTTTTTGCCACTCTTGGTGCGCCATTTTTGATCGCTCCAATCTTTTAGTGACTGCTGTGATTTTCTTAACCTAGCCATGACTAATTGCGATAACCGCCACCTTTCTCTTTATAAAGCTTTGCTAGAAGCTGACTTTTACGCGCCGACCATTTACCCGCAGGTGTCCCGTGTGTATTCCTGTTTTTGATAGAGTTAAAAAGGCGCTTACGCATATTAGGCTTGGTATAATTGCCAGCTTCATTAACACGCGACTTACTTTTTTTCTTAGCCATTTTTATTTAAATCTTTTACAGAACCTTTCCCACGCTGGAAAAAATAGTTCTTCTATACACACTACCAAACTTTCTTCTTGAAAGCTATCTAATCTATCTAAGCCGCTGAACGCTAAACAAGCATGGAGCATTTCATGTCGTATTGTTGATTTTACATCTGCGGGTTTAAGGTTTTCGTCTATTACAATAGTTTTCCGCTCATGAGAATAGTATCCGTAATACCCTTTAGAGCGATTGTTCTCATCACTTAAGTCTTCTTTTACAATCTTAACGGGAACTCCCGCTATGTGGATACTTTTGGGGAGCCTCATCCTTCGGCATATTTCTTTATCGCACGGGCATACACCCCTGCTAGTTTGCCACGGTTGTTGTTAATCATCCTCCACTCGTCGGGATTACTACCAAAAAAAGGCTCACCAATAACAATAGGGGGGCGAACACCACGAAGCATACCAGACCCTCGTTGTTTTGATGCGCGAGGTTTAGCCCCCCTTGAAGGCAAATCAGGGTAGGCTTCTTTCATTTCATCCCTAAGTAAATAAGCTAACTTACTGCCTTTCTTACTTGTGTGCCAATAAAGCCACTCATGGCCAGAAGCTTTGGGACTAGCTGAGTTAAAATGAAACTCAATAGCGGCATCAATTCCGTCTTCATCTAGTTTACTAGCTAAATACTTAATTGCTGCTTTGTAGGTTTTAACAGGCGATTGATCGTAGATAACAAAATCTACTGCCCCCTTTAGGGGGAAAGCAACCCGACGAACTAAATCACGATTAAAATCCCATTCTGATAAAATATATTCACCAGAACTGTAAGCGCCTTGGTCACCAAGACGAGAGTGACCTACTATCAATCCGAACTTCATTTTTTAAGTAACCGATAGAGAGAGGCGAGACCCACTGCGATACCAACTATAAGAGAACCGACACGCAACCAGTATTCAAACTGCTCTTGCATACTCGTAATCAGACCGATGACCGGAGCGGCCATCCCCACCAGAGAATCGAATATTCGCGTGTTAAAGATCATTTGCTACTTGCCGATAATCATTGCGCGACGATATGAATAATCACTGTGGAATCTGTGATCGTCGCGTCCTACAAGAACCCCCTCTTTGAATTGATATGATCTACCTTTAATCAACGTGATCGTCGGGGGATCGTATAATGCGCTTGCGTTCGCGCTCGATGCGTTTGGCGACGCGCTCGATGAGCAGCTTGCTATGAGCATCGCCAATGGCAGCGAGGCCATCAAGCCTATCTTCGAGAGCGTCGAGATGTCTGTCTCTCCGTAATCGCACATGTTCGACATAAGCCTGAAGGGCAGCGGTTAGCAGTTTAAACAAATGACTCACTTACTCTTAGCTTTGCCCACGTTAAGTGCGAGCCACGATACAACGGCTGAAGCGCGGGATACCCACTTGTTATCACTTTCGTTTGGAGTCAATGTAGCGACAAGAGAAGCTACGGCGATTACACTTGCTGCAATTTGCAGAAAGGTGTCTACGTTTTCTGTAATGTATTCGATCATAGGGGTTACATCATGTTTAGTGTTCTATGCCCGTCAGCTACAAAAAGTAGCTTGGGCTTGGCAGCTCCTCTCGATGCGTCGAGCTGTTGGTCTAAAAGTTTTTGGCACACGCCCCAATGGTAATTGGCACGCTCTAAATCTGCGTTGTCCTCTGCAATGTTTCCAAGAAGTGCATGTTTGATTGCTGGTAAGCTAGAAAGGAAGACGACATCAGAATCCGAAACAAAGGGTTTGAACTTTCTCTTAAGAAGGCAGCGGATAGAAATTGTTTTATTATCATCGTTCGAGATCCGATACCTGCGATAACGAGTTACTTCGTTAGGGAATTGTAAGTCATCAGCAGCGGTTAAATGAGCACCCGACGCAGTATCTTCAAACAAGATTTTGACGGGTAGTGATAGTTTTGTTTCACCGACTCTTATTTCGCTTATGCTAGTTATGTCTGTATCTGATGTAACTATGGGCGAACCGGCAAACTCAAACTTACCACCACCAGCACCAGAAGTTAATTCATCAGGATCGGAAAAATCAGTGCCATCTGAATACTTAACATGGACAGTTCCTGATAATGGAAGGGATGCTGTCCCAATACCAGTAGCTGCTTGTGCTCTAAGTTTATATGTGCGTCCAGATATAGGCTGCTCAATAGTCGGGGAATACCCATCGTCTACGATGCCGTAGGAAATCAGTGTGTCCCCGTCATCATCTCGGCCAGTGATTCTGTAATCATGGAAACGAGATTGAATAGCTTCGGGGTAAGAGTGATCTTCTGTGCTAGAATCGTAATCAACAATCGCACTGATAAGAGATTCGGCGTTGCTGGGTATGGTGAAGGTGCTAGAGGATGTTGTGACTACATGCTCAAAAAGCAGATCGCGCCACATTCCCAAGTCGTAGAGACGGGGTAGGGCTAAATTCAATTCTTTTATAAACTCAGCGGGGGTGGCATTCGGAGACCCAGCAAGCTCCCGTAACGCATCATCAACACCAGCAACAGTAAGCGTGGCCATAACCCACATTATCAGAAACCCGTTAAGGGGTCAAGAAGTGGGGAGGGAAAGGAATTGAATAAAAACTGTTTATCCTTCGGTTCTAATATGGACTAAAATAGACCAATAAACATCACTAGATATGTCTTGTTTTATTGGATCCCCATCATTCACAGAGCCTATTTTTACCCTATAAGTCCCCGTGTCGTCCGTTGGGGCATTGCGGTTAGCCGTCCCCTCAGTAGTTCTATCATTTGCTCTATTTGCAGCATCAACTGTAAGCGCAGGGACATCTGATTCGGGGGTTGTTCCGTCTACTGTCACCCAACATTTTGTGACCCTATTGGCATCATCAAGATCTACTTTCCAATAAAGGTAAACATCTCCATACCCATCAAGTTGATGGTATTTTAATCCAGTAGGCGTGCCATCCTCATCAATGTCATTTATGTTAGATGACATCGGCTTGCCGTCTTCAGTATTTATTGTCGGGACTTTTACGTTTAGCCCGTTAATCGCGCCCTGAGAAGAATTATTAGCAACGCCGCTGCCGTATTGTATGGTGAGAGTATCTATCCTCCAAAGCAACTGACCGTAAGAAATCTTAGCGCCACCGTCACCGTGCATCAGGGCAAACGCATGTGGGCGATGGAGCTGGTATGGGTTGTC